GTCTGTAAAATTTCAGCATTGTTAGTAGATATCTTTGATACGATGCTTTCGATTGCGGTAGTTTTCGCTTCAGCAATCGTTTTGATAATCGCTTGTTGGTTTTCAACTTTGTCTTTTGCACTCCTGATATCGTTCTCTGTTCGGGTAATAGCATCTTTAGTCTCCTGCGCCTTTTCTTTCAATAATGTATTCATTGTAGAGAAGATTCTAATATCAAGGATATCCTCAATCACTTCTCTACGCTGAGATGAAGACAACTGCATAAATGGAACGAATGATGCAGAACCTAAGATAACCACCTGAGTAAAGGTCTTATAATTTAGTCGTAGGATTTGTTGTTCAAGGATCTTTTGATAGTCACGAGAAGCAGCATCCTGATTAATCATTTCGTTGTCACACCAGATCTCAAAGACGTTTGGTTTAATACCACGAATGATTTTATATTCTTTGCCGTTTATCTCAAACTCAACTTCAACCAAACAACCTTTACCGTTGATAGAATTAATCAGCTGACCCTTGTTGACATTACGAAAGGGTTTACCAAACAATGAAAAGCACAATGCATCTAAGATTGTGCTTTTACCTTCACCATTTTTACCAATGATTAAAGTAGTTTGAGATTTGTTTAGTAAAACTTTGTTTGGAGAATTGCCAGTAGAAAGAAAGTTCTTCCAACTTACAGACTTAAAAACGATCATATATCTTTAGATTCCTAAATGTCTTAACGCAAGATTTCCTGAAATAGAAATTCTTGTTAGTTCTTCATTATATGGATAAACACAATGAATTAATTTTGAAGGAAACATTAACATATAACCATTATCTTTTTCTGATAGATACAGTTTTCGTTTCATTGTTTCACCAGATATAGTGTTGTAAATTATTTCAAAAATACTAGGTGATGGTATATCTATCCAAACAGTATAAGCAAGCAAACCAGAATGATTGTGTGGTGGTATCCATTGATTTTTAGTTTGTAAATTTATCCAAGGTTCCCACGGTATTAATTTAGATGAATCTAAATCATCAGACTTAATTTTCCAAGTTACAGCATCAGAGTATTCATTACAATATAAATTTGCTGTGTCTAATGCAAAAGATTTTATAGCGGTAGAATCTGTTAAAAGATAATGGTTCGCTATGCCATCAGAACTTAAACCAGAAACAAATTCTTTATTATTTGAACAAGTATTACATTCAAGTTTCAATTTATTGAATAATGAATCAGGTAATTTTACTTTGATCAATCCAAAATTACTTAAAGATATATTTTGAATTTCGTTCATTTATCCATTCCATTTCCAACCAAGGAGTAATTTCATAAAAAATTTGTGCACACGATTTGGTTTATAATTTAGAGAACCAACTTCCCACCCAGAGATAACAGTTTTCCAAGTTGGGTCTGCAAAAGTTAACCCAGTACCGCCAGCACCAACACTAAGTATTTGTCCTGATGTACCAAGCACTTCAGTAGTCCAATAAATTTTTGGTTTACCACATTCAGTAAAATCTAAATCAAGTGGGACTTGTTCAGTTAGTGGCCAGAAGAATTGGATTTCTTGTTGATACATTAGACAACCTCTATGTTAATCGCCTCAGTATATAAGCCACGCATATATGACTTAACCTTTTCTTTATCAACATCGGTTTCAATTGATTCAATATAATTAGAAAGAACAGAAACTGTATCTTCTAAATTAATGTCTTCATTGATTTCACCTTCTTGAAATTCAGAAAAGTCTTCCACAATTTTAATTTCGTGACATCCTTTATTATATAACTTCTGAATGAACTTGTCAAATTTATAAAAGTCAGTCTTTTCCAAGACAACTAATTTTACATACTTATCTTTAAGTTCTAACTGATCAAGGTCGATCGGCTCAACTTCTTTGTCGGTGTATTCGAATCTTTCGAACATTCGATAAGGATTCTCAATGAAGTCGAGTTGTCTTGTAGTGAAGTCGAACAAGTGGAATCCTCTGGGATCGTTATAATCCTGCCAAGTAAGTTCGTACGGATTTCCCAGATAGTGAATATTGCGGTCGTTACTACGATGATGATAATGACCACTAAAGACCAAATCAAATTTGCTGAAAGTTTCTGCAGAAAATCCTTCATGGGATTCCATTCCTCTGTACATTGCGAACCCAGCAATCTCAAGATGCCCCATGCATAATGTAGAAGTCGTGTTCTTTATTTCGTCAAGACTTTGTTGATAGTTTTCAGGACAGATCCAAGGTAACATACAAACCTCAAAACCGTTTACATTAATAGTTTTTGGTTCATCAATGACTTCAATGTTGTTATATTCAGCAAGCAATAAGTCAGGAGAGTTTACTTCATTAGTGTTTTTAAAATAAGTGTCATGATTACCAGCCAACATATAAACAGTAATACCACGCTCTTCCAATTTATCAAAGAACATTTTCTTGGCTCTATCAAGTGCGTAGAAGTTGACATATTTACGTCTATCAAACGTATCACCAAGAACAAGAACAGTATCAATACCAGATGCGTCAAGAGTAGGAAAGAAAGTGTTGTCATAGAATTTTTGATAGAAATCTAAAAACGCAATACTATCATTGCGAGCACCAAAGTGCTGATCAGTGATAATAATTACCTTCAAATGAAACCTACCTTTCTATTTGTTGCAGTTGTCATACCTTCAGTCTTTTGATTAAAGACTTCAGCAATGCTATATGGCTCAGCTTCTTAGCCACGTGGACGAACAGGGATAGTGACACCAAGACGTTTAGCCAAAGTATTTGCTTGTTCAACATTCAGTGTATCGAAAGTTAGAATATCAAAGCAACGACCTGGACGAACCAATGCAGAATCAACATCACGGATAGATGGTAGGTTGGTAGAGATAATCATTTTCTTACCTTTGGTTGTAACAAGACCATCGCCTACGTTTAGGAAACGATGCATCATTGTGTTGCCATCACTGCGAGATTTTAGAAACGCATCAGAGTCTTCAAGAACCATTACGTTATCATCACTCTCAATAAAGCGAGCAAAGAAACCATCTTTCTCAAGAATCCCAGAATCATATGAAACGATTGCGGATGAGTTTGTGTGAGCCAATAGACCACGGATGAATGTAGTCTTACCAGTTCCAGGTGGACCAATCAACAGTAGAATATTCGCTGAGGACGCCATATAGCGTTCATAATAATCACCAAGTTTTTCACCATCAAGGAATGGATACATCTCATCAACTGGAAGACGATCGCGATTCAATGGAACATTAACAGAGTTACCATCGCTACCGTAAACCCATTCGATATGAGAAGTTACGATATCAAAGTGAGCCTCAACCATGGCAACGATTGCATCACCAAAGTCAGTATCACCATAAGCACGAACAGTAACAGTATTACTATTTACGTCAAAGCGAATGTAATTGTTTGTATCACGTTCAATGATAAGACCATTAGAGGAATTACCTTGCACATGTAGGTCTTTCTCAAATCGTTCTTCAGCCCAAGTTGCCCATTGTTCACGATTGCAGAGAACAGTAGTTTCGCGATGAATGGTGCGTTGACCTGCCTCAACCCGACGCTTCAGGATTTCTGAAGTAATCAAGTCATCAAAGTCACTAACACCCAAAAAGATTTTCTCGTTTGTATTTTCGTTCATAATTTTAGTCAAATCAAATATGTTATCACTAGCGTCCCAGACATGACGTCTGACGATTCTTCTACTTGTGCGGTTCTTCTTCTTGCGTATCGGAGGAAACTTCCGATGACTCACCCTCACTCCCTTGCTCAATTCCGCTATCCAATCCGTTATCGATCGTGTCATCTATCACCTCATCATCTATAAATGCGTTCAATGTATTTTCCATTTTCTTCTTGGCAGCTTTTTCTTTTTTCCTGCCGATGAAATCATCAAACGTGCTATTGTTTTGCATAAATTCAAGATAAGCATTATGGAATTCGCCAGTCTCATCATGTTCTTGAAGTTCAAACATTTCAAAAGGCATGTTCTGAATCAACTTACCTTTAATATAAGATTGTTTCTTTTCTTTGGCTATGCGTCTTAAAAATGCGTAGTAAATAATTTGCGTAAAGTAAGCAAAAGGATTGCTTGATTTAGCAGGATCAAAGTTATCTATATACTGAATACAGTTTTCAATCCCATCAAGGATCATATCATCACGATACGAATAATTAATAAAGTTGGGTTTATAGGATAGATGTGTGGCTATCTTTAAAATACATTCACCGATATAGTTACTAATGATTGGCTTTGGTAAACCATTCTCTTCAGCATGTTTAACTTTTTCTTTCATCTCAACAATTGCTGCGAGAAAGTCTTTATTGTTTACGTAATGAGCCATAGCATTGATTGCTTCCTATAATTATCAACATACAACTATTATACATCATAAAAACAAAAAAGGCAAACTCATTTGACTACGCATCTTGCAGTCATTTAAATTTGCCTTGTGTGCCGAACAGTTGTATAATAACCATGTCGGGGTTGATATTGAGTTAGTGTTTAGTATCGTTTCCTTCTACAAACCAATTATCTTCTGGTTCTTCTTCCTCTGCGGATATCCCAGTAATCCCCTCAAGCATTTGTATTCTACGAATCGCTTCTTCTCTAGTAATCTCCCCACCATCTCCCCAATCTAAATCCTCTGCACGTTTCTGTGTTCTAAGAGCAGGACTATTTTCGTGTTCTTTTACAATTCGAAGATAATGCGGGATCATTGTAGTCAACAATGGTTTAATAAAAATTACATTACGTTTTTCAATATCAAAAACATTGTCACCAGTAAATTGACAGTAAGGATGAGCCGTGACATGCTCTCTACCCTCATTGATAACAGGTATAGTTCTAATAATCATTGGATCTAATATTTGCACATGCGTCTCATCTTCTTGTTCAAGAGTTCCCATAATTTGTTCACCAGTGCTTAATTTAAGCACAACATAAAATTCGTTACCAGTTAACATAAATCTACCTCGACCAGTTTAACTTTAAACTCTTCTTCAGCGTAAGTTTTATAACGCTCTGCTGCATGACTCAAAGTATGATTCTTCCAAGACTTCCAATGTAAGTCATCAGCAAGGTCAAATAAATTGCAAGTTGTTTTACCATCTTTCAAACGTAACCCACGACCAATACTTTGTAGGTTTCTAATTTTAGATTTAGATGGTGACGCAAAAATAACATTCTCTAATGATGGGATATTTATCCCTGTGCTAAAAGTTCCAAAGGAAGCAATAATAATAGCATCGCTCTCGCCTTCAGTTATATGACGAATTGCTTCTCTATCGGTAGTTTCAGTTTCACCGTAAACAAAGAAAACTTTTCTTTTGTCATGAACTTTATTTTTAATAAGTTCGTAAAGAACTTTACCGTGCTTTTCAACGTATTGAAAAAGGACGAGCGTATTACCTTTAGAATTTACTGCCAAGTTTCGGATAAACTTATTTCTTGGTTCACAAGATACAAGCCAGTCCATTTCTTCTTGGTACGTTTTATTTTTACGCTCTTTACGAATCTCTTCACTATATTTCAGTAGTACACACATTATATTTAGTTCAGCGAGTTTCCCACTATCCATTAACTTCTTAGTAGTGGTAACCCTGTGCACTGGACCAAACATACCTTCAAGCACTAATTTATGGATCTTCTTATTATCTAATGTACCAGTAGTTCCTATACGATAACGAATTGTATCCATCTTTTCCATAACAGTGGAAAGAGACTTGGCTTTAAATTGGTGAGCCTCATCGCCAAATATAACATTGAATTGTTTAAACCAAGATTTTGGCTGTAGATATACTGATTGCCATGTTGTAATTAAAACATCTTTCGTTATATCTTTAGTGAATCCAGAATATAATTTTTGACAATGTTCTTTTACTGGCCACATATTTGCGCTTGAATAGTCTTCAAAGTCACCATATAGTTGTTCAACTAAAGAAGTAGTTGGCACAATAATAATACATTTACGACCAGCATCTAAATGCCAACGCATAATTGTGTAGATTATAAACGATTTACCAGAAGCAGTGGGGGAAAGTAGAAGCGTGCGCTCTTTATCAAGAGCAGTTGTTACTGCATCAATTTGATAATCACGAATTTCAATTGGGTTTCCACGTCCATGTGGATCTAACGATTTAGCATATGCTTCAACAGATTGACTGTTAATATTGTTTGTATATGTAACTTGATTTACATATTCAACTGAATAACCATTAGTTATAGCAAACTGCTCAACGTAAGGTGCTAAACCAAGATAAAGAGTTTTGCGAATAGCATCATATAAACGAACCTTACCATCCCATAGACGTGCTCTAAACTGAGGTGTAAATCTAGCACCTGGATATTCATATGTAAAGAAGTCTACTAATTCTTTCTCAACGCTCGCATCAGAAAACACACGAACATAAACTTCATCAAGTTTTTCAATCTTTATAATCATTACATTCCAGCGAGGAACTTCTTCCATTCAACAGCAGTTTTAATTTGCCAGTCTCTTGCCTTAATTTGACCAAGAACTGACTCAAGGAAATATATCATTGTTTCTAGGTAATCAATTTTCACCTTCAGGGTATTTAGTTCTGTATCGCCTGTGAGGAACTCATCCATTTCATTCTTCAAGGGTTTAACACCCTGCCACTGTTCCCATCCAAGTTGTGTTAACTCATCACGTGATAGTTCACCACGATATAATCTAAATTTATTTTTACGGAGGATGTTACAGTCAGAACTCAACTTAGTATGTTTGAGTTTGACATTGACAAGTAGTTTTAAATACTTAGAGTGAAGTTTGGGAGTAGCTGTGGTTGTTTCACCGAGATAATTGTCATCTATTTGACAATCAACTTCCCACATATCTTGCAATTGTTCTATATTCATAATAACCTCAAAATAACATTATACTACAAATCTGCAAAAAAGTCAAATTAATTATGCAAATCTGTAATGTCCAAATTTAAATGTAGCACTACCAACCATGTAAGAAACATCATTGTTGGTGGAAGCAAAAGTAAGAGTCTCTAAAGACGTTGGGAAAACATCATAAAACGTAACAGTTCTAATAGGGTTATTATTAGAATCAAGAATTTGCAAAACACCATCAGAGTAGTTCTTTGCTAGTTCGTCATATTGAACATTGTCACCAGAAAGCAATGTTGTATACTGTGAATATGATTCGGGAAACCCTAATGATATAATCCAATTATAGATGATGTTATAGTTTAACATCTGCTCATCAATTAGGAATTGCACAGTTAATGGTTCATATGAAAGCGTATCTCCAGGCAAAGGTTGCGTAGAGAATGGAGTTGAGAAACTCGGGTCGCCAAGCGTAATCCCTGGAAGACTTGCTTGTTGGCAAAAGAATGTAACATTCGGAACCTTAGATATACTAAAGTTAAAGCCATTTGGCGATAGAGGATTTAATCCAGCTGGAATAGAGATAGTCATATTATTATTTAGGAAGAAAAAAAGGGGAACCGAAGTCCCCCTTTTAAATACCTATCTTACGTAGGTTTCTAACTATTACATCAAGTTAGTAACTTTAACACGACGATAGTAGTAGTTTTCGTTAGCAGTCAAGCCACCAGTACCATCCAATGAAACGAATGGGTTAGCAACCATGCCATAACGAGTCTTGAAACCAATCTTTGGTTGGAAGCTGTTAGGATCAACAGCACGAACCATTTGTAGAGGTACGTATGGGCAGTAGAACAAACCAGCATCAAACGCTGATTGACCTTTGTAGCCAACAACGAAGAACTGTTGTGCTTGTACGTTAGCAGTATATGGATCAACATATACTTTGTACTTGCCATTTAGAACACCAGCGAAAGTAGTGCTTGTATCATCAACATTCAGATTGTTCTTACCAGACAAGCCAGAAGAATAATCAAGAACGCCAGCCATTGCCAAAGCAGAAGCGACGTCAGCTGAAGTGATGATAAAGTTACCACGACCACGACGAGTTTGTTGACCGATAGCATTGGCTTCACGTTCGATTTGGAACATTAGACCTTTGAATTTTTCAACAGACCAACGACCATTAGAGTCA